CCCTTCTGCGGCAACACCGAGAAGCCGCCATCGGCGCGGATACGGGCGCGTGGGCCATACATCACGGCGATGGACTGATCGAACAGCGTCACGACCACGGAGCCGACCAGCGACGGCGCACCATCAGCCACGCCGTCGAACACGAGTTGCGTGTTCGTATCATCGGCAAAATTGCCGTAGAAAATCCACACCCGGACCCGCTTGCCGACCACGCCCTGAGACAGAATGAGCCGCGCCATGGCCGGGTCGCCACCGGGCAGCGATAGCTTGTCGGCGTCGAACGTCCAGCCGCTCGACGCCCACGCCTTGCTGGCCCAATTCTGCAAGCCGCGCGTGCTGAAATAGCGCGGCGGCGAGAAGTCGAACTCGATCAGGTAGCCGGGGAGCGTGACCGCAGCGGTCAGCGAACCGATGGGAATGGTCATCCGTTCACTTCCTGCGTCGTGGTGTTGACGGTGACAGTGACCGGCACGCCGCCCGCCAACTTATCGGCGGCATTGGAAAACACGCCGCCCGCGTCGGTGATGCCAGCCAGAATCTTGTCGAGTTGATCGGACAGGAATTGCTGATCGGTCTTGCTCTGCTCCGCGACCGAATCCACCGCGTGCTGCATCCGCTCGTCGGTCGCCGCCTGCACCTTGTCGAGTCCGGCGAGATAGTCGGCCTGCGTCGCCGCTTGCTGCTCCGGCGTGAGCATCCCGAACGCCGTGGTAATGGCGTCGTTGATCTGCTTCGCCAAGTCGCTGATCTGCGTCGGGTCCGTCGCGGTCTGGAGTTGGCCGAACAACGTCTCCGCTTTCTGTTGCTCATAGGCGTATTTTTGCGCATCGGTCATGCCGCCCGTCTGAAGCGTCTCGCGCGTCGACGCGAACATATCGTCCAGCGCCTTTTTCGCGTTGAGGATTCCGGCGATCAGTTGCACCGTCGATTGCGCGAACGCCTGCGTGGCGGTCGTCAGCGAGTTCAGGCCATCGATCGTATCCGGCGTGGCATTGGCGAGGTCGTAGAGCGCCGTGCGCTGATCGTCCCACGTTTGCAGCGCCGTCTCATTGGCCGTCGCCAGCGCCTTCGTAGCCGTGGTCAGCGGATCTCCCAACGCGCCGAGCGCGGTGTTCATCGTCGTCACGGTCTGCACGACCGTAAGCATCTGCGTGATCTGCGCGTCGGTCGCCGTCGAAGCCGTGAGCGTCTTGAGCAGGTTGGCAATTTGCTCCGGCAAATCCGACGCCTGCAACGCCGCGAGCAGCGTGCGTTTCGACTCGAGTGCGAGGTCGGCGGTGAGCGCGTCGCCGGTATCGCTGCCGAACTGGCGGTTCACATCGCCGTAGACCGTCTGCCCGTTGACCACCGCGCCCGCTTTGATGCGAGTGCCCGCCGTGCCTTGCGGGTCGGTGTCGTAGGCGAGATTGAATTTCGCCGTGCCCTTGCCGCCGAGCGCGGCCACCAGCGCATCGTAACTTTGCGTGTTGGCGTCGACAATTGATTTTAAGGCCGTGTCAGCATCGGACGGCGTGTAGCCGCGCGTGCCTCCCGCAACATCGAAATTGGAATAGACGCCGCCATCGCTGCTCGCGCTGCCGCCCGACTTCGGCCCGCCGCCCTTGGCAGAGAAAACCGAGTAAGCGACGATGGCCGCGAGTGCGATCCATCCGGCGACCGGGACCGCAGCAAGTCCCGCCTCGATACCCGCCATCGTAGCGGTCAACGTCGCCGCCGCGTCCGTTACACCCACTGTGGCGGCTGATATAGCCATCGACGTGCCGTAGGCTGTGGACGCCGCCGCGCCGACGCCGCCGAACACGGCGCTCCCGGCAGCACTCATGCCCGCGCCGACAAGTCCGCTCGCGGCCCCACCTGCGACGCCGCCAGCCGCACCGCCAGCCGCACCGCCAGCCGCAACCCCCGGACTGAATACCATGCTCGCCAGCCCGCTAACAACCCACTTCGCGGCGACCTGTTCAATCGCTTGGATCGCCGCCGTCTTGAACGTCGCCCATGCCCCCTTCGCATGATTGGCGAAACCGACGAGCAGATTTTCCATGCTCGACGTGAGCGAGTTGAACAACGTGCCCGCTGCCGCCGCCGCCGTGGCTCCGGTTTCGTACGACTGAAACGCTTTCTGCCATCCTTGCGTGAACGAATCCTGCGCCGCCAAGTTGGCGGTAATAATTGCTTTGCTGGTGGCCGCAGTCGAAATCGCTCGCGCCTTGTCGGCAGCTACGGCAGCGAGTGCATTGTCCCTTTGCGTCGAGGCGGTTTCCGCTTCTATTTTTAGCCGTTCCTCGTCCAGCTTGGCGAGTTCCTTGCGCAACTCAATATCGATCTTGTCATTCGCCGCAGCAATCGCCTGTTGTGTCGCGGTCAAGCCCATCGCATTCGCCGCGAGATTCGACGCCTTGACCTGATCGTTCAGCGAATCGACAAACTCCTGCGTGGATTTGTTCGCGCTCGCCAAATCAGACGCTACTTTCTTGTTCGCGTCCGATTCCTTTTTCGCGGCATCGATCCCGTCCTTCATCGTCTCGATGTAGACTTTTTTCTTCAGCGCGGCTTCATCCTCCGCTACTCCGAGAGCCTTTATCGCAGCGGCCTGCGCTTTGGTGTACGGCGTACCGGCCACCATCATCGCGTTGATTTTTTCGAGTTGCGCCTGCTCGTAAGTCGTTGACGTGAACCAATCGTCCTGCGCCTCAGTAAGTTTGGCGAGTACCTTCGCCCCCTCGGCCATGACCGCGTTGTAGGACTTGCGCAGCGCAAGCGCAGCGGCAGTTGCCGTCGCCTCCTCTTGCAACCGCTTGGCTCGCGCCTCGGGCGTCTCCGGATCGGGTCCGAACTTCGTGCCATCAGCCTGCGGCACCGTTGGCAACGTGCCCGGTGGCGCATCCCAATCGTGCTGTTTGTTCGCCGCGTCGGCTTGTTGTTTTTTCAGCTTGTCCTGAATGGTCAACGCTTGCTGCACGCCCTTCGCCCATTCCGCTCCCAAGCGCACCGCATTGGTCATCTCGGGGACGAGCCATTTGCCAATGGTGTTCGACAACCCTTGCCACGCGAGGTCGGCATCCGTTACTGCCGTCTTGTACTGCTTGCTCTTTTCTAGCAAATCATCACTCGGCTTTGCCGCCGTATCAGTGATGGTCTTTTTTGCGTGTTCCAGCTTTTCAATCAGATCGTCCAGCACCGGAAGCATCAGGCGTGCTTGCTTCGCTCCATACATATCGGTCAGGAATGCAATTTTCGCCTGCTCGGTATGAAGCGCGCTGACGCCCTTGAGGAATTCCACCGTAGCCTCTGCCGCATCCGTCGCATTCACGCCGAACGTCTTGAGCATGTAGGCTTGCTTCGAGGTCGAATCGGCAGCGAGCGACATCGCCTCGTTCATCTTGGAAATCATGCGTGCGGCCAGATCGCCGCCGACGCCGGATTCCTCGAATACGGTTTTCAGTTCTAGGAATTGCTGTGTACTCACGCCCGCCTGTTGCGACAAAATGCGCAACTCATTGACGCTGTCGGCAACGCTCTTGGAGAATTCGATAATTTTCTCGGCAATCTCCACGCCGATGAAGCCCTTTACTGCGGATATGGCCCCGGTGATTCCCTTCTCGAAAGACTCCAAAGAACTCGCGGTATTTTCGGTTTCCTTCGCCACCTTCGTCATCGACGCCGCGAGCGCGTTCATCGACCCGCTAAGGTCCTCGAAACCCTTTTTGATCGCAGCCGTCGCCTCCACCGACTGCTGTTCGACCTTCGTCAACCCGCTCGTGAATTGCGCGGTGTTGAGGGTCATCGTTGCAACGAGTTCGCCTAGCGATCCGGTTGCCATCGGCTATCCCTTGCGCTTTTTACGGCGGATGAAATGATGCTTCAGGCGCGACGACGCCTTCATGAAGGCGTTAGTCACGGCTGCGGCCTCGACTGCCGCCGCTGACGGACCCGAGCGCGTCGCTTCCGCTTCACGTTTGACAAGCGGCATGAAGTCGGACGGCTTCGCATTCTTGTTGCCTGCGGTTGCGGCGACGACGGCCGCGACGATTCCCGCCCGCAAATCGGCGCGATACTCACCGAATGGATGCTGGTCGTAAAACAGCGCCCACTCGGTGAGTTCTGTTGCTGGCATCGCATCTTCAATCTCGCGCACCGTCTTGCCGAGCGCCAGAGCAACAATAAACAGGAAGCGCCGACCCGGCGCTAGGCTTTTGGGGTTTCTGTGCCTAGACCGTTGTGCTTGTTCGCCTGCTCCATCGCCACTCTGACCAACTGCCACGGCAAGGTGAGAACCGCCGCCACGTCATCCTTCGAGTTCGGATCGAACACGTAGCTGTTGTCCTCGTTCACCAGCACGCGGCAAAGCGCCCGCGCCATCGCCGCTTGATTGTCCTCGCCCGCGCCCGCAACGTCCTTCTGTTGCGAGAGGATTTCACCGACCGTCAGGGTGCGGAAGTAGACCGTACCCCAACCGTCGACTTGATACTGCGCGGGCTTTGGATTGGCAGTTGCAAGAATCGCATCGCGGATCGACATTAGGCCGCCTTGCGGAGCGCGTCTGCGCCCGCCTCATCGGCCATTACCGCACCCTCCACGAAGGTCGGTGCGCCCGTGATGCGCAGCACCACGTTCGACTCGAGTGCCGCATTGACGCCACCGGTCAGCGTCATTTGCCGCACGAAGGCTTGGAATAGCCACGTGCCCATCGGTGCACCTTCGCTGTCGTCGGGCAGGGTGAGTTTCCACCAGAGAATTTTTCCCGACGCCTTCGCATCCTGCATCGCCTTCTGCGCCGGGTCGGATGGCACGTAGTTCATGGTGAAGTTGAACGCACCGAAGTCCTGCAACCCCGGCACGTACTCCATCGCCTCGCTGCACATGGTCGTGACGTCGATTTCCGACGCCTGCCCATCGAAGCCGGTGAAGTTGCGAGCCTCGCACACGCTCTCGAAGGTCGCGCCGCTGGACGTTCCCGTGCCACCGGAAACGTACGGTGTGTAGTTGGTCGAATCGATGCCGACTAGATGGAAGTGCGTGCCGTCGCCGGTATCGTCGCACACGCCGGTCATGCCGTTCACTTCGGTCATGCCGACCACACCTTCGATGGTGACGATATCGCCCGCGACGAACGTATTGATCGCCGTGAATTCTGCCGGGCTGTCGTTGCTGATGGCGGTAATGGTCGCCGTTTTCGGCGTGCCTGCCGCGCCCTGTACCGCGAGTTCCGTGCCCTGCGAGGAAACTGCTTCGGACTTGAAGCCCATGATGATGCCCTCCGTCTTGCGTGGAGAAATGCCGCGTCATTCGGCGGCGGTTAGGTCATGCTTTCCGCTTCCCAAATCTGGAAATCCAGAATCTTGCGGTAAATCCCGACAGTCGGCTCATATCCATCGTTTGCCGACAACGGTATGTTCTTGAAGCCGAACGTGCTGCGCATGATTGCGAGGATCGTGGCGCAAATCTGCTCCGCTTCGATGATCGTCGTCGCCCACACGTCCAACCTGTAGCGCGACTCCGAAAGGTTACTCTGCCCGCAGAGCGTGGACAAATAATTCGTATTGATCGTGGCGTAGCTGATGGCGGGCATCACCGCTTCGTCCGGCAAGCGCACCGGGAACACGCGCCCGCCGACGACTCCAGCGAGTGCTTGCTGCAACGCCACGCCGATGTTGTAACTCACGTCTTGCCCTGCTTGATGGTGCGGGCGATGCCGCGAGTAAGAGACTCCTGCATGATGTTCAGCGACGCGCCCTTCTCTGACTCGAATGCTTGCGACAGGAAGTGTCGGCCCTTGTATTTCTTGGTGCCGAATTCGAGCATGAACCAATACCACGGGTTGTCATTCTCGCGCACCTGTGCCTTCGCGCCGTGGCGCTCGCCAATGTCGTAGCGGAAATTCTGGCCCTCCCGCTTTTTGCGAACGATGGCGACGTTGCCGATCAGCGACCCACTTTCGATCAGGCCGTAGCTGGTAATGTTGGCCTGCGCCGATTTTTTCACGTTGCGCGACGCCGCCGCGACCGCGAGGAACGCGAGATGATCCTGCGTCGTCTGCGACAGCATGTGCAGGTTGGCCGCGAGTTCCTTCACGCCCGACCATTCGAGGTTGATGGTATCGGGCATCAGGTGATCCGCTTGGCAATGATGCGCAACAGGCTCCCGCGCTGCTCCGGTGCCAGCACCGCCTGAATGTCGTACACGCCGCCCTGATCACCGACGACCTGCGCCCGGTCGCTCGCCTTGAGTAGCGAGTGCGGCTCATAGCGCAATTTGATTTCCGAGTTCGCCTCGTCGACGTAGCGTGCCGCACCGAAAAACTCGCGACCGGTCAGCGGATCGACCGACGCCCATGCCGTGAACAGCACGTCGAATTGCTCGTACGGCTGGCCCATCGCATCCTGCCCCGGCCTGCGGCGTAGGAACGTCACTTGCTGGCGCAGTTGCCCCGCCCTTATGCGTAGGTCAAATTTGCCCATGAGTCGAGTAGGTAGGTCGGAATGTAGGAAGCAGTCTCCACACCCTGCGCCGCCGCGCCATAGTTGGCAAGTTCGCGCACTTCATACATCGCGCCCGCCGCTTGCAGCAGGAACAATTGCAGATCGTCCGGCATTTCGGCGTAGGTCGGAAAACCCAGAACCGCCGTGATGGTGATGCCAGTGAGGTCCGAAACCGGCGACACTTGGAAGCCCCACGTTTTCGGATCGGCGGACGCCAGCAAAGCGTACGTGGCGGGGTCCAGAACGCCGCCAGTGCCGTCCTTGAGCGAAACGACCGCTCTACCCCTGCGCACGACGAAGTCGCGCTCGTAGCGCGAATTAAGCCCTCGGGCGGCGAAGCCCTGCTCCATCCCGGTGTAGAGGTTCAGCGGCAAGTCGCCGGTCCACACCCGCGTCGTCGGCCACACGTCGCGCAGCAAGTAATTTTCCGCCGCCATGACCGCCCCGCCGACATAGCGCGGCAGCAGCGTATCCTCGGTCGCGTTCTCGATCCTCGAGTGCAGCTTGAACAGCGGCAAGATTTCCGCTATCAGCGCCGCTTTCTGCGCCGGGTCCTGCGTAAACGTAGTCAGTTGCAGCGGGTTCATCGGCTACTCCAGCACCAGCGCCCACTCCGACGCGGGCGCACCGCCCGGCAACGGTGGCGCGTACGAGGTCGAGCGCCGCGCGAGGAACACGCGCCCGCCGTAGCGCACCACATCGTTCAAGCGGTACAACTCATCAGCGGCAAAATTGCCGCGCCAATTCCAGCCGATGCCGTTGGCTCCGTCGCGCGCCCGCTTCATCGCCATCCGCCACGACGCCGCGCCCTCCGGCGTACCCGGAATGACGCCCTTCGACGGTGCGATCGCAGCCCACAGCGTGCCATCGTGCGTCACCCAATCGCCCGGCACGTACTCGGCCTCGGCGGTGAACACTTCGCGATAGCGGAAGCCCTCGCCCGGTGGCCCGCGCTTCTCCGCGAGTTCCGTACGCATCGCCTCGAACACCGACGCCAACTCGGTAACCGAGTCCTTGATCGCGGCAGCGATGCTCTTGTCGAGCCGACCTTCGGACACTTCCATGCGCGCATCCATCCGCGCCGTCAGGTCGGCCAGCGCCTTCGCCATCTGCGTTGTGATGGTCGTGCCGATGAGCGCCTCGATGCCGGTGCAACGCTCGTTCGTCGCGCCAACTTGCTCGAGTAGCTGTTTGTGATTCGCCGCTGCGCTTTTGACCACCGAATCAATCGTCGCGCTCGCCTCGTCGCGCCACTTGGCGAATGCGGCATTCACTTCCTCACGCCACTTCGTCATCGCATCGCGCATCGATCCGGTCAGCGTCTCGACGTTAGCGCAGCGTTCGTTCACGGCCTCCAGCGCCTTGAGGATCGGCTTGTCGGCGGCGAGCGCATCGCGGATCGCAGCGGCGACCATATCCTCGGTCTGCTTCTCCTGCTTTTGCAGGCGCAGCAGCACGTCCGCCATCTTGCCGTCCAGCAGCGCCGCCATGCTTTCGAGCGACGCGGCGCACGTCTCGGCAACCGTGTTGGCGACGCCCTGCACTTCGTTGATCCGGGTGCGCAGCGCGATGACTTCCTCGGCCACGCTGGCGAGCGCATCCTTGTGCGCGCTGTCCAGTTGCCCCTCGATGATCGTCGCCAGCGCCGCGTCGATGGCCGTCACCCGGCCATCCAGCGCCCCGTACTTCGCGGCCAGCGGTGCGACACCGCGCCGGATGGCATCAATCGTCTCGCGGGCGAGCGCCGTGGCGAGTTCGTTGTTCATGCTGGCTCCGGTATCTGTTCGTGCAACTCATCCGAGAAGCGCACGAACGCGGCAAGATAGTCGTCCTCTTTGCTCGGCTTCATCGCCGGGTCGGGTTCGGGCTTGGGTGCGACCGGCGTCTCGTCCAGCGGCAGCACCGGCGTCGCGCTCGGTTTCAGTTGCGTGCCGTCGAGCGTCGACAGCGGCGCGTACTGCACTTGCATCATCGGCTCATCGCCGCCCTTGACCGACGCCAGCCCTTCCTTGTCGCGCGCTTCGTTGATCGTGAGGAAGCCGGACGTGATGCCTTCCTTGTACGCGGCGAAGCGCACGTCGAGGTCGGTGCGCAGAATCGCGTCGATGTTGAATTCGAGTTCGATATCATTCGCCAGCTTGAACGCCGCCGACAGCCGCGCCTCGATGGCCTCAAGGTGGAATTGCAGGCACCCCGAATAATAGGTGCGCATCAGCGTCTCGGAGTTGCGGTAGGTCACCTTGTCCAAGTCGCCCAACATAAAGCCCGGCACGCGATACACGCGGCCCACATCGGCCACGCCCCACTTGAGCAATTCGAGCAGTTGCGAATCGACGGCGGACAGCGTGATCGCTTCCCATTTCAGTCCGTCACCAAGCATCGCCGTCTTGCCCGACTGTCCCGGCCCGTAATTCTTGTCCCATTCCTCGCGCAGCCGGTCCGCCAGTTCCTTGCTCACCTTGCCCGGTGCAGTGAGCAGGCCCGAAGGACGGCCCATGTTGGCGAAAAATTCGGCGCTCGAAAGCCCCGCGCGAACGCCGACCGTGGCTGACATAGCTGCGGCGTAAAGCGGCGTCACGCCGACCAGCGGATGATCGACGCACATGATCCGGTGATGGATGATTTCACTCGCCGGAACGACGAACACGCCTTCCTGTGGCTGAAAGTCAGCGACGAGTTGCAGCGAGTTGGAGCGCGAAATCTGGTAGAACACATCGCCCGTCTCCGCGACCAGCGGGCGCACGAAGTACGGATTGAGAATGTCCATCCGGTTGACCACGCCACGCGCATCGCGCGACAGCAGCACGTAGGTGTTGCCGGACAGCAACAGGCTGACGAGGAAGTAGGCGAAAAAATCGACGTGCGTCTGGTACGGATTCGGGTTTTGCAGCAGCGCGTAAATCGGATGCGTGTCCGCGAGTTCGCGCCCGCCCTTCGCCAGCTTGCGCCACAAGTTGATCGGCAGCTTGGCAATGTCCGACGAGATGATGTTGACGCACGCATACACGCCGGAAAACGACAGCAGCGGCGGCGACAGCGGTACCGGCATGGCATTCTGTTGCCACGCGCCCGGATACGATTCGCGGATCACACCGACATTGGTTCCCTGCACGCGCGGCGGCGACGGCACCGGAAAAATTGCCGGTGGCGCGACCTTCGGGATGACACGCGGTTTTCTCATTCCGGGTCCTTCGCTCGCATATCGCGCCGCTTGTGCCTGCCCTTGTTGCTGGCGACTTCGAGTTCCGTGTTGCGCGGTTGCTCGAGTGCGGCCAGCAATTCGGCGCGACCTTCTTTGACGAGGGCCGTCCCGAATTGCTCACCGATGAGGAATGTCTGTCCCTTCGGAAACAGCAGGCTCCCTCCGACGATTATGTCGGAGAGAGCCTTGTATCGCAGTTGCCGTTGCAGCAGCGCCACGACGCGCCTAGTACGGCACGCCGGTCATGATTTGCACGGCCTGATCGTAGCGCCGCATCCAGTAGATATACCGCTCGGCCTTGATGCCGATGAGGTTTTGCTGCCACAACGAAGTCAGCGGCGCGGGTGGCGTAGCCGGGGCGCTGTCGAGTTGAATCGACGCTTCACGCGACACATCCAGCGTCACGCCACCTTCGTCCGCGAGGAACACCTGCGGCTGATCCAGCAACACGATCTGCCCCAAGAATCCCGGCCCGACGCCGAGCGGCACGGACGTCGACTTCACGACCGGGTAGCCGAGCAGCGAGCCATTCGCGCCCATCGATGGGAACGCCGGTTGATCCATCGCGCCGCGCAGCAGCGTGAGATAGATCGCGGAGCGCGGATGCATGATCCACGCCGGAGCCGACATTGGCACGTTGGCACCGGCCATCGCGGACAGCATCGTGGCGAGGTCCGCCGTGACTTCGGCCACGGTCGATCCCGTGGACACAATCGGCGTCAGACCGTTGGTGATGGAGCCGGGGCTGACGTTGGCGACCGGCGCAACAGCCGGGTCGATGAATTGCCGGTCGAGGAACGCGGAGATGGCTTGCACCATATCGTAATTCACGACCGACTCTGCCGATGGATCCGAAAAGCGCGCCAGTTCCTCGGTCAGCGCCACGATTACCGCAACCTTCGCCCATGGCAGGAACACCGCGTCGAGGTTGAGTTGCCCGGTCGGCTTGGAGATTCCCTGTCCGACCCATCCTGCCGTCGACACGCCGCCGAGTTGACGCGGCATACGGATGTTGAACGGCACTTTGCGCAGCGATGGAAGCTGTCCGAGAATCGTCACCGGGCGCAGCATTTCGATGAACTCGCTCGCCATGTTCTCGGCGTAGACGAGGACACCCGCCCATGCAGCGTTGGTAGTCGAGCCAGCCGCCGTCGCCGCGCGTTGCTGCGAGACGAACGCTTCCGAACTTCCGAAGTGGCCGATGGCCCGGAACAACTCGGCCAGTTGCGGCGTGGTATCGCGCCAGTAATTCCGCGCGATCTGTTCCGCCTGCATCATGTTGCCCTTGGACGCGATCAGCGCCATCACGTAGCGCGCGAACGCCGTGCCCTTCGGCAACGTCTTGTCCTTCATCTGAATCGACGGATGCGCCGGAGTCGCCTCGGACTGCACCTGCGAGACGGCAGGCCGCGCGGATGCCGCGACCAGCTTTTCCTGTGCCTCGAGTCGCTCGATGTGCGCGTTGACGGTTTCCGTCTCCGATTTGAATTTGTCGAAGGAAGCAGTTTCCTCCGGCGTGAACGTGCGGTCCTCGGCTGCGGCGGCGTCGACCACATCCTGCATACCCTTGAGGGCGGTATCGCGACGTGACCGCATTGCCGCCAGTTGCTCGGCTAGTGTCATGGTGATGCTCCTGATTTATTTAATAGGGGGGGTAGTTTCCTACACCCGGCAAAATTACCTGTGACGGTCAGCGACGCCCAACCGCAAGACGGTGATCTGCGCTCGCGCAACATCAAGCGACCCCGACGCGGGTCTGAACAATGCGCGGCGAATCTCCGGGGAAAACGAACGCATCAGCGTCAGCGCATTCGGGTTGGCCGGGATGCTGACGATGGAATTTTCGAGCAGTTCTTGGCCGACCCACTCGTACCCACCGGTCCACTTGTTCGTGTCCGGGTCCTTGAGTTCGTTGGGTTCCTTCGTCGGCTGAAAACCGACCGACACGGCCTTGAGGATTTTCTGTGCCACCAGCGCCCGCACGGCATCGACCATCGGGGTCGTGCCCGGCGCGGCCAGCGTAATGTCAGCGATCAGCTTTTTGCCGCTGATGTGCACATCGGCAGTGCCGACCGGATCGCGCGCCGAGTGCGCGAACAGCACGATGGGGTTTTTCTTGTAATTGGAAATGTCCCATCCACTGACGCGCAGAATGTCACCGTAGCGGTCCGGCGTCTCATCGCTGGCGACCACTGACAACTTGCCCTCGCCAGTGATTTCGGCGGAACGGACTTCGCGATACTGGATTCCGACCGGAACGGAGCGACGTTGCATGGCGGCTCTCCTGCGAGCCGGACCCCATTCCGTCGCTCGGTGTGCTGCCGCTGTGGGGGTTTACTTACCGCGCGGACGAGGATTGGTCTTGCGTTCGTCGGGTGGCGGTCGTTCGCGGCTAGGCATGAGCGGCAACACTACCCGTTGTGTTTGTAGGAGTCAAGAACACAATCGATGGATCGCGCTCCGTCGCGTCGAGAAACATTCTCCTACCGAGCGCGGTGAGCGCGGCGACCAGCCCATCGATCTTCACCAGCGGATCGTCCTTATTCTTTCGCGGGAAAATATTGCCCTTCTCATCTTCGCGCACCATCACGCACCCGACATTCCACGCCAGCACCGGATTGCAGTTGTGGTGCAGGCGATCGGCCAGCGCCAGCGCCTCGATTTCCTTCATCGGCGGCGAGAAGTTGCCGACCGTGGGCCGGTACTCGATCACCGACACGCCCGCGTTCTCCAAGTTGCTCGCCATCATCCGCGCCTGCCACGGATCGTAGGCCACGTCCTTGATCTTGAAGCGGTTGTTGTCATCGATCAGCGACGTCTCAATGAGCGCCAAGTCGTTCGCCTCGCCTTCCATGGTGCGAATCCAGCCATCGCTCACCCATCCGGAATACGCATCGTTGCGCTCGACGCTGCCCTCCGGCAGAAAGAAGTCCACGAACAGGTAATAATGCTCGACGCCCTCAATTTCGCGCCGAAACAATAGCGCCTTCGCCGCCAAGTCCACCTTCGTCGCGAGGTCGAGTCCGACGATGCATTCCTCGCCCGCGAAGTCCTCCAGCTTGAGCGACGGATCACCGCAGCGGTCCCATACCTGCATGTTCATCCACAGCACGGCGGTCGACGTCCACACGTTCAAATGCTTCTGTTTGAAGGCGTTTTGCCGCGACGCCGACTGCTGTGCGCGGAAACAAAGCGACGCAATGACGTCCGGCATCACCGACACGCCCCAATTCGGGTTGGCCTTGATCCACGTCGCCTCCTCGCGCCAATCGTCGTCCTTGTCGATGGTGTAGATCAGCGCGAAGAATTGCTCGTCGTCAATTTTCTGCTCGAGTAGGCGCGTCGCGTACTGCCATTGCTCGTAGCCGATGGACGACTGATTGCTCGCCGCCGTGGTGATGCCGAGCATCATCGGCTGCGTGCGCTTGCCGGTGGCAGTCTCAAGCACGTCGAACACTTCACCATTCTTGTGCTGCGCCAGTTCGTCCAGCACCGCGAAGTGCACGTTCAACCCGTCGAGCGACGTGGCATCGCGCGACAGCGGTCGGAACGTTGCCGCGTTCTGCTCCTGCGTGATGGCATGGGCGTTGACGCTGATCCCGTAGCGGGTGCGAAACTCCGGGGCCCGTTCGGCCATCCGCTGCGCCGTATCGAACACCAGCCGCGCCTGTTGCCGCGTCACCGCCGCCGCATAGACTTCGGCCCCGCCTTCGTGGTCGAGCGCCAGCATGTACAGCGCCAGCGGAGCGGCGAGCGTGGTCTTGCCGTTGCCACGTGGAACGTAGCACAGGACGTAGCGGAAGCGCCGCGCGCCGGTCACCGCATCGACCCATCCGAACGCCGAAGCGATCACGAACCGCTGCCACGGCATGAGTACCAGCTTGCGCCGGGCCCGTGGCCCCTTGATCTCGCGGAACATCTGCAACGCCCGGCAGACGCGCTCCGCTTTCTTGAAGTCGAAGGTATAGCGCCATCCCGGCCCGATGCGCTCAAGGTCGCGCATATGCCGCTTGCACGCCAAGTGCACCATGCGGCACGCCGGGATGCGCCCGGCCAGCACGTCGCGCGGATATTGCAGGGCGGATGCGACGTTGGGGAAGCCACGACCGGCGACGAGAATCAAATCCTCATCGAGCGTCTGCGGCCATTCGCTCGTCACCGGCACGCTTGCCGGTCCGGCGATCAGTTCATCTTCTGTCGGCTGTTTCCACTTCTGCCGCGCGGCGAAGCGTGCCCGCGCGTTGGCGATCAACGCTTCTGCACGCGCCGGATCACGCTCGATGGCTTGAACTTCGGCCGCTGTCGCTGAACGCTCACGCTTGGCGGCGTCTCGATAGCCTCGATCCTGCGCCCGCTTCGCTTCCCGCGCTTCCTCCGGAGTGGCATATTTTTTCGGACGTCCACGGCGACCGCGCCTCGTCGGCGCATCGTCAGTCGATTTCATCCCAACTCGACGGCGCACCCGGCACGTTGCCGCTCATGGGTGGCGCGTGCTTCAAGCGACCGATCGGTGAGAAGCCGAGTTCGAACATCATCCGCCGCACCGCCTCGTCGTGGACTTTGTACGCCTGAAAATACGGTTGCAGTGCGGGCTTGCCGGATTTCGGATGCTTCATCACCGGCCCGAATTCCTTGAGTTTCGCGAATGCTTTGTCGCGCAGCACGACCGCCCGCGCCAAAGTCGCAATCATCATGCCATCGGGGCGCCCGTGCACCAGAGGGAGCAGAAATTCCTTGCAAACGAAGTCGAATACGGCCTGCTCATCCGCGTCGAGATGCTCCCATGGCGGCAGGAGTGGCGTCTTGTCCTTCGGCGCGACGGCAGAATCATCGCGGAAATTCTTGGGATCGTGATCCGCGCTGCCATTGAGCAATTTCAGGACCGTGCTGCTGTGCCGCCGTGCGGCTCCGCTTCCGGAGTAAGCCATCAACCGTCTCCCTCGCCATCCGTCTCCGACCGCCCGCGCACCGGCCCGGCAAGGTTGCCGGACGGCTCGCGGACGGCCCTGCGACTACCCCGGAACCGGCCCGCAAACCGCCAGAATCGGGCCGTCATGGCACTTTGGGGCGCTGGCAGGGGTACAGCACCCTCCCGGCCCGTTTCCCGCCTCAAACGCCGAAATAAGGGCGAAAGCGCCATGCCTATCCTAAGTCCTTGAAAATGCAGAAGTCAACCCGCCGCGCCCCACTTGACCCCTCGTTTCGCACTTGTAACCCCCTGAATTGTTTGAAAAAAACACGGGAGAAACTGATCGCTATGCGCGGCGGACCGGAGCGATTTCCCACAATATTCAATGACTTCCCCCTACCCGACGCCCGGCCCGCCGACGCGGCTAGACCAGACCGAAGCCACTGTCATCGACGCGCTCGATTGATTCGACTCGGGCACGACCGAAGCCGCCGTCGTATCGCGCCGTCTTGCGGTCG